AGGTTAGAAAGCGTAATTTATTATCAAAATAAAAACATATTATTATAGACGGAAGACTGTGGTCGCCCGTCTTTTTTTGTACCCAAAAACAGGAGAAAAGCAATGAATAAACGACTCAAAAAGAAACGCAAATTGGAAACAGCAGTTGTGATATTGATTAAAGAAGTCGCCGAATTACGATCCATCGTGTCAGCGAACGCTCAAGCGACAAATAACGAGTTAGCGACTGTTAAGGCTGCTACTTTAGACACCCAATCAGCTATCAAGTCGATTGGTGATGATGTTGACTACATTAAGAAAAATTATAAGCGCAAGTGGGGTAAGAAATGAAATATCGTAAGAAACCTGTCGAAGTTGAAGCGTTTCAGTGGTACGGTGATATTCGCCAAAAAGAAGATCCAGAGTGGATAATTAGCGCGATTTCGGAAGAAAGAGCTTGGATTGAGGTTGACAAGGTTGTTAACAGTCCTGTTTTACGTATAAACACTTTAGAGGGTGTTATGACAGCTAATCAAGGCGATTACATCATCAAAGACGTAGCTGGGGAATTTTATCCATGCAAACCTGATATTTTTGAACAGACTTATGAACCTAATCCAAAGTCGTAGTAATACGGCTTTTTATTGTGCCCTGAGCATGGCCTAAAAAGGCTCAAATTAATCACTAGCGTGGCTTGTGGATAAATATACCTAATAGAGACTAGGAGACATGAGGCGCCCGTTTTCGTGGCTCTGTGGTGTGTTTAAAAACAGGACTAGCGTGGGAGGAAAAATGACTAAAGAACTATTAGCAAAACTTTTTAAATGTGCTCCAGATACCGGTACAGGTTCAGAAGGGGTTTCTGACGTAGATAACCAACAAAACGACACAGATGGTGAATCATCTAGCGGTGATGGCTTTAAGGCTCCGCAATCTCAATCAGAGTTGGATAGTTACACAAATAAAGCTATTCAAAAAGCTTTGGAAAATCAGCGCAAAGACGAAGCTAAGCGTATTGATGACGCTGTGAAAAATGCTTTAGCAAAAGAAAAAGACTATTCCAAACTATCCGAAGAAGAACGTCAGCAGCGTGAATTTGAAGATAGCAAAAAAGCCTTTGAAGCCGAAAAAGCCAAGTTTGAACACGATAAACTTGTGGTGCAAGTCGAAAAGGATCTTATCGCCAAGGGGCTGCCGTCTGAATTTGCTGAATTGCTTGCTACAAAAGATGCAGAAGATGCACTAGAGCAAGCAAAAACATTTGAAGTGGCATTTAAAAAAGCAGTAGCTGAAGAAGTTAAAAAGACCGTGCGACAAGAAACCCCAGCAAACGGCGGTGGATTGAGCAAACAAACCAATTACGGTGCTAACTTGGCTAGTAAGGCAGCACAACAAAGCACCAAGCTTTTTTAGGAGGAAATTATGAACAAACGTAAAGTAATAACATCTAAAGAGATTCTACACAATCTCGACTATGAGGCTATTTCAGTCACTTTAGATTCAGACGAAATCGGCAAGAAAGTTGTTCCAGCTGGGACAGTGTTAGCAGGTGTCTCGGAATCAGTATTTAAAGATCGCAAACAGAAAGTTAAAGCGGTCGATGACAGTGCAGACTACATTGACGGCATCTTACTTACAGATGTTGATTTAACAAATGGCGATGCAGCTGGTTCTTGTGTCTATCGTGGGACTATTAATGCAGACAAGCTTGCTGATTCATCTGTTGCGAAAAATTATGAGAATTTGGAAGAAGTACTACCACACATCCAATTTATCAAAGGAGGTAAATAAATATGGCGTTAATCCATGAAATTATCACATCGGAAAATATCAAAGGTTTTTACAATGCTAAAAACGAAAATGTCGGAAACACGCTAGGGGAAAATGCGTTTCCGCCAAAACAACAACTAGGCCTTGAACTGTCATTTATTAAAGGTGCAGCAGGAAAGCCGGTTACTCTTAAAGCAGCTGCTTTTGACACTAAAGTGCCGCTACGTGATCGTATGGCTGTTGAATTGCTTAATGAAAAAATGCCATTCTTCAAAGAGGCTATGGTTGTCAAGGAAGCAGACCGTCAGCAGCTCAGTTTGTTAGCTCAAACTAAAAATCAAGAGCTTATTGACACAGCGCTAGCAGCGATTTACAACGATAAAGTAACACTTATTGCAGGTGCAAAAGCACGTCTAGAAGCAATGCGTATGGAAGTATTGTCTAAAGGTAAAATCCATGTTGCATCAAACGGTGTCATGAAAGATTTTGATTATGGGTTAGATTCTTCGCAAACAACTAAGCCAGATACAAAATGGGAACAAGCAGATACCGCTACACCACTTAAAGACATCGAAAAAGCTATCGAAGCAATGGCAGAACGTGGCTTTGTGCCAGAAGCTATCATCATGAACTCTAAGACACTTAGCCTGATTAAAAATGCAAGTAATACTTTAGACGTTGTAAAGCCTATGGCGCCAGATGGGGCAGCTGTTACTAAAGGCGATTTGGAAACTTATATTGCCGATGAACTAGGTCTTAAAATTTTGCTTAAGGATGGAATGTTTGTCGGAGACGACGGTAAAGCTAAAAAATACTTCCCAGATGGATTTGCAACTTTAGTTCCTAACGGCAATCTTGGTTACACAGTATTTGGTACTACTCCAGAGCAATCAGATTTGCTTGGTGGTGAGGCAACAGATGCTGAGGTCTCTATTGTTGAAACAGGTATTGCAATTACCACTACTAAGACAACTGACCCAGTGAACGTCCAAACAAAAGTTTCTATGATTGCTTTGCCATCGTTTGAACGCTTGGAAGAAGTACAAATCATTAATGCAACAGAATCCGAAGAAGAAACTAAAAAAGAAAACAGCTTTGAGATGTAGGAGGTCAACATGCCTAGAGTAATTAGAGCATTTAAAGATAAAGTAACAAAAGTAGTCTACGAAGTCGGCGATATTTACTCGGGCGACCGAGTAGAGTTTTTGACAGAGGGCGGTGTTTTAGAACCGTCTGTAGACTTTGACAAGCTAAAAGTGAGTGAGATTAAAAGCAAACTTGACGAACTAAATGTTGGGTATGATGCTAAACTTAAAAAATCCGAGCTATTGAAGCTTTTAAAGCAAGCAATCGGATAGTTTGGAGGTGTTTATGGATGCAGTAAACACAAGTAGCGTTATAAGCAATGTAAAGCTTGATTTAGGCATCTTAGACAGTCAACAGGACGATTTACTTAACATGTTGCTAAAACGCGTTACAGACCATTTTAAAGCTAAATATGGCGTTGTCAAAATAGACAGCGCTTTTAGTTTTGTTTTAGAAGATTGTTTAATTGCTAGATTTAACCGTAGAGGTGCAGAAAGGGCAAAAAGTGAGAGTGTGGAAGGTCATACGACGACATACTACGACTTTTTGGACGAGTTTGAACCATACGATAACATGATTATGGCAAAGCTTGACTTAATCAAGGACAAATCTCGTAAAGGGGGACTGTACTTTTTATGAGATATGCAGATAGAGTTACGTTTGTTAAAACGACAGATGAGCGATACGACCCTGATTTAGGCGAGTACACGCACACAGAGACTATAAGCGAGACAAAACCTTGTTTTGCGATGGAAATGGGTGTGGAGAAGTCCGTGCAGATTTTTGGAGATTATCAAAAGGACCGTAAAGTCATTTACCTAAAACAGCCTTACACAAAAGCATTTGATTATTGTGAGTATGAGGGTAAGAGATACAAAGCGCAGGCAAACAAGCTTGGCGCTATTGTTTTTTATCTGGAAGGAGATGATTCTATTGGTAGCTGATATATCTTTAAAAGTAGTTGGAACAGCTGGTTTAAAAAATAAACTTGAGCTTATTATCAAAAAAGACGCTGTCAAGAAGATTGTCAGGGATAACGGTAATCAGCTTCAAAGGAAAATGATTAATAAAGCGGTATTTACAAAAGGTTACTCAACAGGTGCAACCAGACGTTCTATTACCATGGAAATCGGCGATGGTGGACTTAGTGTCACGGTTAAACCAGGAACTCATTATGCTGGCTACCTTGAAAGAGGAACTCGCCTTATGGATAAACAACCATTTGTGTTGCCAGCTCTAAAAGAGCAAAAAGTTAAGTTTAGAAAAGATTTGGAGGCACTTGTTAAATGATTAAAACTAGAGATCAGTCTATTTTTGATGAAATGTACAAGCGTATCCAATCGCTAAACTACGACGTTTACGACTATAAACCACCGCTTGAAGTCCCATATCCATTTGTGGAAATGGAATCTACTGATGCGGAATATATTCCAAATAAAGACGACATTAAAGGTTCAGTTGAACTTACATTGTCCGTTTGGGGGTTGCAGAAAAAACGGAAGCAGGTGTCTGACATGGCATCTGCTATTTTTTCGCAAGCTTTGGCAGTGGAGAGTTCTGACAGTTTTTACTGGTCGTTTAATAGCCGTCAGTCGTCTGTTCAGATTTTGGACGATACAACAACTGTGACACCTCTTAAACGAGCGATTGTCACACTTAGATTTAATTTGAGATAGGAGGTAGTAATGCCAGAACCTAGCAAAGAAACAACACAAGAGGAAGAAAATTTAAGAAAGGAAAAAGAGATGACAGCACAAACACAACCAAAACAATTAGAAGCAAAACAAGGAATTCACTCAATCTTGTTATTTCGTTTGTTAAAAGAGGCGTCCGAAAAACCAGCGACTAAACTTGCTTTTCAAACGGAACACGAAGTTGGTAAAAGTCGTGACGTCGACAGCAAAAAGACTAAAGATGGTATTATCCAATCTGTGGGAGCTTTAGAATACGACTTTAAAGCAACATCTATTTTAGCTAAAGGTGATGAGTTAGCAGCCAAACTAGAAGAAGCCATGGAAAAAGGTGAGCTTGTAGAAATTTGGGATATTGATTCAGAAGAAGCAAGCAAAAAAAACGGTTCCAATAAATACCCAGCGACTTATTACCAAGGATACATTTCAAGCTTCAGTGCTAAGAAAAACGCAGAAGAAAACATTGAAATTGAAATGGAATTTGCCATCAACGGTGTTGGTCAGAAAGGATTCGCTACATTAACAGATGCCCAAAAAGCAGCTGTACAGTACAATTTTAAAGATACAACAAAGTCCAACGGCGAAGAAACTAAAAAAGAAAACAGTTTTGAAATGTAACTGTTAGGCTGGATTTAGCATCCAACCTTTTATTTTAAAGGAGAAAGAACAATGCAATTAGAAATTAAAGGAAAAACTCATAACGTAAAATTTGGCACACGATTTGTTGCTGAAATGGATAAAAATCATGTTACAGAACGTGATGGGATGAAATTCGGTACTGGCTTACAATCAACGGTCCCATTTTTGTTTGAGCGTAATGTTGTGACACTTGCCGAAATCATTCATGTCGGAACTATTACAGAATCACCTCGTCCAAGCTTGAACGACATTTACGACTACATTGATGAAGTCGATGATATTGAAAAACTCTTTAATGATGTTTTAGATGAGTTACGTCAGTCAAACGCTTCAAAGTTATTTATGGCTCGAGTAGAGAAAAATCTAGCAGAGGTAGCAGCCGAAGCCTAAAAGAACCCAATGAACATTATTCTTCTCAAGAAAGCTTTGAGATGATTGTGCTTAATTGTATTAGATATCTCGGCATGACTGACATCAATGAAATCGGGCGATTAACTTTGTATGAATATGATTTATTAATGACAGGCAAAGCACTAGCGGCTGTTGATGAATCACATAAAGCTCACAAACAAGCTTGGATAAACCACCAAGTTACGGCAACAAAACTTGTTGGTGGCAAGAAAAATAAAAAAGAAGTCCCTGTTTATAAAAAATTCAAGGACTTTTTTGATTATGAGGAAGAGATCCGAAAAATCACTCAAGAAATTGATGAAGGTTACGACAAGAAAGGTATGGATTTACTTCTCAAAGCTAACCTTTAAAGAAAGGAGGTTAAATGGGAGAATCTTATTCTGTTGAAGCGGTATTGACCGCTGTTGATAAAACCTTTGGCAAAACATTACAATCGGCAATCCGTTCAATCGATGGCTTGGAAAAGCGTTCAAGAGGCTTTTCAAGCGTTTCTCAACGAGCTGGGTCTATGTTTAAAAACATGCTTGGGGCTAACCTAGCTGGACAAGCTATCTCAGCAATGACAAGGACAGTGTCATCTGGTCTTGGCTCTATGCTTGGCGAAATGAACAGTTCCGCTAAAGCGTGGAAAACGTTTGACGCCAATTTAGCGGACATTGGGTTTGGAAAAAAACAAATTTTGGCAGCTAAAACGGCGATGCAAGACTATGCAACTAAAACAATCTACTCGGCATCAGATATGGCTAGCACGTATGCACAGTTAGCAGCAGTTGGTGTGAAAGATACCGGAAAGCTCGTAAAAGCTTTTGGCGGGTTAGCTGCATCTGCTGAAAATCCGAAGCAGGCCATGAAATCAATTAGTCAGCAAATGACGCAAGCAGTAGGAAGACCAACAGTTGCATGGCAAGACTTTAGGATAATGCTGGAACAGGCGCCTGCAGGGATGGCTAAAGTCGCTAAATCTATGGGTAAAAATCTTGATGAACTCGTCGCCGATATCCAGGCGGGTAGGGTTAAAACCAGCGATTTTTTGGAAGCGGTAAAAAAAGCAGGCAATGATAAGAGTTTCCAAAAGATGGCAACTGAGTTCAAAACTGTTGACCAAGCCATCGACGGTATGCGAGAAGGCTTATCCAACAAATTGCAACCAGCGTTTGAAAAAGTGAACCAATTTGGAATTAGAGCGATCGAAGCAATCGGTAAACAACTCGATAAAGTTGATTTTTCTAAGTTTGCTAGTAATCTTGGGAAATTCCTTGAAGGAATTAATATCGATAAAATTGTATCTAATATTTCATCGGCGATTTCATCTGTCACTTCAAAGGTTAAAGAATTTTGGGGCGGTTTCAAACAAACTGGAGCAATTAGTGCTTTTTCAGGAGCTTTAAAAAGTGTTTGGGGAGCGTTAAAAAATGTAGCTAGCGCTATGAGTGGAGGCAGTTGGAAAAACTTTGGCTCTATTGTAGGCGGAATTGTAAAGCATGTGTCTAATTTTGCAAAAGCTATTGCTGATGTTGTCGGTAAAATGGAACCTGGCAGATTGCAAAGCTGGATAGCCACTTTTGCAGCAGTCGGGGGAGGGTTAAAGTTATTTGAAAAGCTAACAGGACAAAGC